AAGTAAGTGATCTATTAGATGGTACAGGTACCGCTAAAGGAAGTATAAGATATTATAGTTAAAAAATAAAAAATGTCAGGTAAGAAAAAAGCAGAGAAAGCCGCCGCATCGGCCACCACAGAAGCTAATAAGGCTAGTGCTACTGCTACTAGTCAAGCTGATAGTCAAACTAACGCCGCTGTAGCGCAAGCGGATGCTGCTGCAGCTCAAACAGGAGGTAATATTGGTTCTCCTAATGTTGATCCTAATGCTACTAAAGGTCCTGGAGGAAGAATTATACAATTTGAAAATTTTGGATCTGATTATAAACCTGAATTTCCATATTTAAATGATCAATTAATAATAAACTCAGGTAGAGTTTTACTTAACTCTAAAAATGATTCAACATTATTATTTGGTAAAAAAGCTATTGGTTTATCATCAGATGGTACTTTAAATTTTGATAGTCGTTTAAAATATATTGTTAATAGTCCTAGAATTGAATTAGGATTAGGTGATACTGGGTCTGTTGCTTTAGGTGAACCATTAATAGATTATTTAGATAAATTATCTACAGGTCTTAATGATCTAGCTGTTGAATTAGAAAAAGTATTTAACACTGGTAATGATAGTCCCTTTCAAGGTGTGAACATACAAGCAGGACGATTAGTAAATAAATTAAAAGAATTAGACACTATAAAAGGAAGTTTAAAATCTAATGTGGTGTTTGTAGGTAAAAATATTGTTACTACTGTTGCTCCTTCTATAACAGAAGAAGTTGAAACACCATCACAACCACCACCAGACAATTCAGATGGTGGTTACACTAGTAAAGGTGATCAACAAAACGAAAAAGATCAACAAAATAAAGATGATAAACAAGATAGGTTTGAAAACGCCAAAGGTAAGGGTGTAGGGGCTGAGGGAAATGAACAGCCCCGTAACTACTCCCCAGGCTCTCAAGATACATTAAATTCAAATACAGGACCATCAAATAATTCATCAGTTAATCAACCTGCTCTGGTTGTTAGAAGAGCAGGAGGAGAGGATGGACCACAAACAGCTAGTCCAACTCCTGAAGCTAATAATCCTTCAACATATAAACCACAACGTCCTAATCCTACACCTGCGGAAGAATTATAAAAAATATTATTTATTAGAGTATGGCATTCGCTAAATTATCACAAACTATCTTTAAGGGCATCACTGATGCTGAAGCTAGTCTTAACAAGACTATTAATAAAGTATACTCTAATATTGACGAAATTAAAGATGTTGACTTATGTCATATCTTAGAATATATAGCTAATCAAGCAGGATCTGCTGCTATTAGTAATAGTAAAACAATTAATGATGTAAAAACATTAGCTCGCACACTTGATAATTTCATTAATACCTTTCAAAAAACATATCCGTTAACTACTCCATTAGTTCAGGCTAAACAAATACAAGACTTAGTTAATAGTTTAAATTCAATACCCCCTATTGAACCTAATGTTATCCCCCAAGGACCTAAAATTAATAATCTATTTAAGTCAGCAGCGGATAAATTAAATCCATTTACTGATCCTAAAAATTTAACTCCTAGAAGTATTAATACAGTTATTAACTTAGTTAAAACTATTAGAGGTACTTTACAAGCTGTAGCTAGTATCACTAGTCCTGCTGATTTGTTAGGTATGTTAAAAATTAAATTAGACTTAAGTAAATTACAAAAATTTGTTGATCCAACTAAATTAATTCCTTATTTAACTACATTATTAAATTTATTACGTGGTATATCTAATGTTATTCAAGTTATAATTAATTTTTTACAACAAATTAAAAACATAGTTAATCTATTAAAAACTATTGTCACTGTTATTAATGCTGTTATTTTAGCTATTTACGCCGTGACAGCTGTTTTACCTACAATGTTTTTAACAGCTGGTATAGTACTAGGATTTGAGAAGATACTTAAAACTATCCAAAAAACTATTTTAGATCCATTAACAGCAGTATTAACTGAAATTGATAATGGTCTAGCTTTAATTATAGGTATTTTAACCACCATACAAAACTTTTTAAGTAAAATTATATCAATTTTGCTTGACATAATAAATCAACTTCAAAATTGTAATGATTTAAGCGTTTCAACATTACTAGCAGACTTTAAAAATACTATTGGATCCTTATTAGGTAACCTAAGAGATATAGATTCTGCTATATTTGACTTTACAGCGGGAAGTACAGACCCAGGTATAAATGATGCTTTAAATCAAAGATATAATGATTTAGGAGGAAACACAAGTGCTTCAGATGCTTTAATAAAAAATATTTTACTTAATGATAATCAATTTAATAATCAAAATCCTGTACTTCAAGTTTTATTAGACCAAAACCCAGGAAAATCATTAAATGAAGTATTATTAGGTCAATTTGGTTTTAATAATAGTAACGCTCTATTAGATCCGTCTTCTAACAATTTAAATGGAATTAAAACTAATACTGACGGATTAACAGGTAATGGTATAGGAGGAGCTTTAACACCTACCACTATCCCTGGTGGTAATAATGGTTTATCCTTTGATAGTAGTGGATATAATCTTAACGATTTAAGTCGTTTAAATCGATTAGGTTTGGGTAATTTAAATAAAGACAGTACATTTGGACAAACCGGTGATCGCAATGTTAATAATTTAAATAATTTAAAAAGACAAGACTTACTTGATATAATTAATCGTTTACAAAAAGATAAAAAAAACCAAACAGAACTAAACAGTTTAATTAGATATTATAAAGGTTTAACATTAAAAATAATTGTTGAAGAAGTAGTTGATAACGGTGTTACTCTAAAAAGACGATATGGAATTGCTTTAAATAATAAAAGTATATTAGTTACATCAACTGATCCAACATACGCTACTAATATTGAAGTAATATTTAATGAACTTATTTTTAGAATTGATGTTGGTAAATTAGGCGAACAAAATAATAGCAATACAAGTAATCAAATAAATAATTTAGGATCAGGTAATGTGTCACAAGCTAATAACTATAATTTACAAAGTAGTACCATGGCTGATATTAAAAACCAAATAACACAAATACCAGCGTTAAAAAATGTATTAACATCAACAACTAAAAAATTAGCTATTAGTATAACACAACGTGATAGAATAGTTAAGACATTGCTTAATATTGGATATACTAAGGCTGAAATAACAGATTTATTAAAAAGTAAAGGATATAGCGTCGAAAATTTAGTATAAAATATTTATATATATGAAAACAGATGAATTTTTAAAACAATTACGTAAAATTATACGCGAAGAAGTAGAAATGGCGTTGGATAGTAGATTAGAAACATTAAATGAAGTTAAACAACCAGCACAAGTTAAACGTACTTCTTCAAATCTTTCTAGTATTTTACCACCAAAGTCACAACCTAAAAGGAGTCTTCCCGTGCCTGACGTAAAAAATCCATTATTAGCTAGTATTCTTAACGAAACAGCCATGACTATGACAGGAGATGACTATAAAACAGCAATTAACGCGGATTCTAGTATGGCGCCTAATTTTATGGGTATGATGAAAAACAATATGCCCCACGCTACACCTGTAGTTGAATCTGTAGAAAGTATGTTAGCTTCTACAACACCAACCTCTGATATTAACGCAGTACAAATAAACGCTGTACCTGATTTTTCAGCTATAATGGGTAAATTTAAAGAAAACGGTAAAATATAATGGCACGTATAATTAAAAATATTAATCCATTAGATCTAAAACCTAGTACAGGTATTGGATTGTCTTTACCATTTAATGGTCCAATTGGATTTAACCTTAATTATACTACTAAGGATCAATTCCGTAATAACATACTTAATTTTTTATCTACTGCTCAAAGAGAAAGACCGTTCCAACCTAATTTTGGAGCTAACCTTAGACAATTTTTATTTGAAGCAAATGATGATCTAACTATAGGCGAAATAAAATCTTCATTACAGGATAGTTTAAATACTTATTTTCCTAACGTGGTAATAAATAACATTGATATATTACAATCTATAGATGCTTATCTTATGAACGTGATTATAAAATATACAGTTCCAAACCTTAACTTAACCGATACTTTAACACTAGAATTCAATAATGGCAACAGTCAATAACAATAAAGCAGTAACGTATTTAAATAAAGATTTTAATACATTTAGACAAGCTCTAGTAGACTTTGCTAAGACATATTATCCTAGTACTTACAATGACTTCTCAGCGGCATCACCAGGTACAATGCTTATTGAAATGGCATCGTATGTAGGTGACGTTTTATCTTATTATGTTGATAGCCAAATACAAGAGAACTTTTTACAATATGCTAAACAAAAGAATAATTTATATACTTTAGCTTATATGTTTGGTTACAAACCAAAAGTAACTAATGCCGCTGTAGCTAGTGTAGATATATATCAAATTGTACCCGCTAAAACAACAGGTTCAGTTGTCACTCCTGACTTTGATTATTCTTTAATTATACAAGAAGGAAGTCAACTTCAATCTAATTCTAATTCTGATGTTGTATTCTATATTAAAGATAAAGTAGATTTTTCATTATCTGGTTCATACAGTCCTACATCTGCTTCAATTTATAGTGTAGACAATAACAATGTCCCTACATTTTATTTACTTAAAAAATCTGTTGAAGCATTATCAGGTACACCTAGATCAACTACTTTTACTTTTGGTGCTCCTACTAGTTTTCCAACTGTGATAATTGGAGATACTAACATTATTGAAATTACAAGTGTATCAGATAGTGATGGAAATGTATGGTATGAAGTACCTTATTTAGCCCAATCTACAATTTATAAAGAAGTTCAAAACACAAGTGCTAATGATCCTAACTTATCTCAATATAACAATAACGTTAATTATTTGTTGAGATTAATCAAAACAAGTAAACGTTTTGTTACACGATTTAATTCATCTAATCAATTAGAATTACAATTTGGAGCAGGTTTATCTACAAATGATAATAAAGAAATTATACCTGATCAAACTAATGTTGGTATGGGAATTTATGGTAGTGTTAATAAATTAACAACTGCTTTTGATCCTTCTAACTTTTTAGTGAGTGATGCTTATGGTATTGCTCCTTCAAATACTACATTGACTGTAAATTATTTAGTGGGTGGTGGTGCTATATCAAACACATCTGCTAACACATTGACTGTACAAAGAAACATGACAACAGCGTTTGTTGGTACTAATTTAAATCCTACATTATCTAATCAAGTACTAGCATCTCTTGCCTTTACTAACCCATCAGCTGCTACAGGTGGAGGAGATGGAGATGATGTGAATACATTAAGATTTAATACTATTTCTCAATTCCCCACACAATTACGCGCTGTAACTAAAGATGATTATTTAATCAGAGCTCTAAGTTTACCTTCAAAATACGGTGTTATATCTAAAGCGTATGTGACTCAAGACTTACAATCAGGTAATAAAATGGTTGATCCATTATCATTATCTTTATATTTGTTAAGTTATAATGTTAATAACCAATTAACATCAGCATCTCCTGCTCTTAAAGAAAATTTAAGAACGTACTTATCACAGTACAGAATGTTGAGTGATGAAGTTTTAATTAAAGATGCATTTATTATTAATATTGGTATTGATTTTGATATTGTTGTAAGACCTAACTACGTTAACAGAACAGTATTAGCTAATTGTATAGACGCGTTAAAATCATATTTCGATATTACCAAATGGCAAGTTAACCAACCAATTATTTTAGGTGAAGTATATAGTTTATTAGACGCAATAGATG